GCCTATGGACAGATTACGAAAAGTTCATCGCAAATCGCAAACAAATGCGGGAAAACGAAAAGAAACGTGCAGAAGCTAAGAAACTGGCTAGAAAAAAAGCCATACAGAATGGATTTTTGTATGGTGCTGTTGGCATTGCTGTTCTCGGTGTGGTTGGCGGGGCCGTGGCCCTATTACTGTGGCTTATATCTCTTAAAGGAAAGTAACTAATGTCTCAACTGATGGATTGTATGCGTTTAGCCAATGCACCACTAGGTATCGCAAAAGGTCAATTTGCAGATGTTTCTAGCATACATAAGTTCGGTGCTGTTCCTGCCATGTCACAAAACAACACAGGGACTATCTGGGATGTCAACGATACTGAATACCCTTGGTCAGCCTGGGCATCAGCTACAACAATTACAGTAGACAGAGCATCCGCTAGTGATGCTGACAAAGAAGTTTACATTGAAGGACTAGATGCAAATTACAACGTAGCTAATGAAACGATTACGTTGACAGCGGCAACAGGTAATGCATCAACAACAGAGTTCATTAGAGTCTATCGCGCTTACATAACGAACGGGTCAGCGACGAATGTTGGCAATGTCACGATCAAAGCGGGTGCTACAACAGTTGCTCAAATCACAGCGGGCAAAGGCCAGACATTGATGGCTGTCTATACTGTACCCGCAGGCCATACAGCATACTTGATACAAGGTGTTGCTACTTGCCAGGATGGTGCTGATGCTACTGGCGATATGTTTGTTCGCTACTTTGATGACTCTGCTTTCCGTGTAGGTCATACATTTGAAGTTTGCGGTGATGGCGGCGAATATTTCTATCAGTTTGCTTGCCCGATCAAGATACCTGAAAAATCTGATATCGATGTTAGAGCAACGGTTCGTTCCAATAATGCACGAATCACAGCCGCATTTGATATCATTCTTGACGAGGATTAAGCAATGACGGAGTTAGAAAAGTATGACACCAACGGGAATGGCGTTCTCGACCCTGATGAGTTACTGGCTATTGAGCTTGAGGATCGCCGCCGTAAAATGGAAGATGCTGATGCTCAAAGAGACGCGCAACGTAAGATGGCGTGGTTCGCGTTGTTTGGCCTTTTGTTGTATCCCTTTGGCATATTCTTGGCTGATGCTTTTGGCATGGGCAAAGCGGCTCAACTTATTTCTGACATCGCACCTACCTACTTTGCCTCGATAGCTGTCTTGTGTTCAGCTTTCTTTGCTAGTGATGCGATCAGCAAGAAGCAAGACAAAGGCAGTTAGCCGTGAAACGCAAGATGTGTGGTTATGTGTATGAACAGCACGAATACCGCACTGACTGTGGATGTGCTTTTTTATTTCGACCTGTCGGCAGTTGTGATAAGTGCGGCAGGAAACCATACGATAAGGAGATAGATCGTGTTAGGTTTACTCAGCAGTCTAGTTCCCGCAGTAAGTAATGTTCTCGATAAGGTTGTCGAGGACAAAGACCAAAAGGCAAAGTTAGCCCATGAAATTGCAACACTGGCTGAAAAGCAAGCCCATGAAGCGGCTATGGCACAAGTTGAAGTCAACAAAGCAGAAGCCCAACACAGATCAATCTTTGTCGCAGGATGGCGACCCTTTATCGGATGGGTATGCGGAGTCGCGTTGGGATATCACTTTGTACTTGCTCCATTCATTGTATTTGGAGTTGCGTGGTCTGGGGCAGAGATACCTGAAATCCCTACGTTCGATATGGACTCGCTGATGACAGTCCTACTGGGTATGCTAGGTCTTGGCGGTATGCGTAGTTTTGAAAAGGCAAAAGGATTAACGAAATGAGCTACAAGCTATCAAAGAAATCGAAAGACAATTTAGAAGGCGTTGACGAGCGTCTAGTCGCAGTCGTTGAGCGAGCCATTGAGGTGACTGATACAGACTTTGGTGTCATTCAAGGTTTGCGAACAGAAGAAGAACAGAAAGCCTTGGTTGCTAAAGGTGCATCAAAGACAATGAAGTCAAAGCATCTCGATGGCCTAGCAGTTGACCTGATGGCATACATTGATGGTCGAGGCTGTTGGGAAATTAACGTCTACGACAACATCGCTGAAGCAATGAAAATTGCCGCTACTGAACTTGATGTCGCTGTCAGATGGGGCGGAGCCTGGACAGTCATGGACATTCGGGAATGGAGGAAGTCTATGGCTAAAGCAATGACCAGTTACATTGACACTAGAAGGCATGAAGGCAAGCGTCCATTCATCGACGGGCCGCACTTTGAATTGATGGATTAGTTTAGGGGTTCCCGCAGAGACCCCTCATTCGCCCGCTAACCCCTAGCGGGTTTTTTTTGTTTTACTTTTACAATTTTTCGCAATAGAATATAGATTCACTTACATAGGAGCGATGTAATGAAAACAAGTGAATCAGTCGCCAAGATTCAGGCGGCACTTATCAAAGCACAGTCTGAAATGACAGGTGCAGTCAAAGACTCAGCAAACCCATTTTTTAAGTCAAACTATGCCGATCTAACATCGGTCATCAAGGCTATTAAAGAAGCATGGGCTAACAACAAAATCGGATACGCACAGTTTCCAATATCAACAGAACAAGGTGTTGGTGTGCAAACTCGATTGATGCATGAGTCAGGTGAATGGATAGAGCATGAATTTGTTTTGCCTTTGCCAAAATACGATCCGCAGTCAGCAGGGTCAGCAATCACTTATGCAAGGCGTTATGCACTACAAGCAATCGCAGGTATCCCATCAGTCGATGATGATGCTGAGTTGGCTATGAGTCGTCATGTCGTGGACACACATATTACTGTGACTGAATTCAACGCTATGAAGAAATTGCTTGATGAAACCAAAGCAGACATTGAAGGCTTCTGTAAGGCTTTCCAGTGCGACAAGCCAGAGAATATTATGAAATCCAGATATGACAATGCCATGTCGACTTTGAAACGTAAGAAGGAGCAACAAAATGGCAAACATGACAAAACGTCAGAGTCTAGTGGGCAAGGGCGACAGGCCACGAAAGATCAATCAGCAGAAGTTCTCGACAAACTACGAAAGGATATTCGGGGACAAGAAAAATGAGAATTCTGAATCACGAACAAAGAAGTGAGGAATGGTTTGCGGCCAGGTTGGGTTGTCCGTCTGGCTCAGGCTTTTCTAAATTGATCAGGGCAGATGGGAAACCATCTAGCTCTGCTGACACATACATCAATGAGTTGATTGCTCAGAAGGTCACAGGTGAGATACCAGAGACTTATGAAAACGAATGGATGATTCGTGGGCGAGAATTAGAACCTGACGCTAAAGCGTTTTTTGAGTTTGAGCGTGGTGTATCGGTGACAGACGTAGGCTTCATCAAACACGCAGAATATGAAGCGGGGATAAGCCCTGATGGGCTAGTCAATGCTGATGGTGCGATAGAAATCAAATGCCCTGCACCAAGTACACACATCAAATATTTGCGAGATGGCAAGCTACCTAGCATCTACAAGCCGCAAGTCATGGGTTATATGTGGGTAATGCCAAAAGTGCAGTGGGTGGACTTTTTAAGTTATCACCCATCACTACCGCCATTTTTGATTCGTGTAGAACGCGACAAAGAGTACATCGAGTTGCTTGGCGAACAAGTGATCAAGGCGTGTCGAATCATTGAAACAGAAGCAAAAAAGATTGAGGCAATGAAATGAGCGAATACGAAAAAATTGAATACCCGAAAGATAATGGGTGGGGTAGAGCATGGCGGCAGAAAGAAAAGAAAAATCCGCAGTCACCTGACTTTACTGGCAACTCAGAAGTGATGGGTGAGCCGTTGAAGTTTAGTGCTTGGATGGATCAATACGGAAACCTCAGTTTTAAGTTCAGGCCGATGACTGATGTCGAGAGGGAAAACTACTACGTTAAAAAGGCAGAGATGAAGGCCAAGCGTGAAGCTGAAGCCAATCACCACACCAATCAGATCAGACAGAATATCGAACCTGTTCAACCTAAGACTCCAATGCCTGATCCAGACGTAAACGATGAAATCCCATTTTGAAATAAAGCCCCACCGAAGTGGGGCTACCTCAAATGGAGCGATGAGGCACTAGGAAGTATACATGAAAGACACAGATATGATCGATGAAACAAAAAAGACGCACAAACTTCATGCCGTCTTAAAAGAGAAAATCTTCAAAGATTTGAAGGAACAAAAGAAACGCAAAGAGGCTTGGCGTAAATACAGCGACCCAGAGCTTGCAAGAAAGCATGGCGTAACAACTAGCACTTTGGAATACATGAAAAGGAACATGAAATGAAAGCAGAGCAGTTTCATAAAAAAGACAAGGCTAGGCGCGATCTGCGAATGGCTGAGATTAAAATGACAATGAATGAGTACAAAGAAGCTAAAGAGTTTCTCAACTCAGCGTTAAAGACAATTAGAGAAATGGAGAAAGAGCATGGCACAAAAGCCACTGACTGAAAAAGAAAAACGTAAAATTATTGCTTTACACATTGAAGGTATCCCGTATCACATCATAGCCAAGCAAATCGGGCGATCAGCCAAAGCGGTAGAAACCACGGTTCGCTCATACAAAACAGACAGCAGTCCTGCTTTTAAGTTCATAGAGTATTTGAGAAAGCCTTGGCCGTACTATGGATGACCAAACAAACCGCAGAACAATTCAGCAGAACCGGGCATTTCACAAATACTGTGAATTGCTCGCTATTGCATTGACTGAGGCAGGGCATGAAGATATGCGTACTATTATCAAAGTGCCTATCGCACCAACAAAAAACCTTGTCAAATGCAACATGGTTCACCCAGTGATGAAAGCGATGTTCCCAGACATTGATTCATCAGCTGATCTTTCAACAGTTCAAATGCAACAACTCTATGAGCAAATGAATTTATTCACATCTGAGCGTCTAGGCGTAAGTGTGGAGTGGCCGAATGAAGACAAGACGG